AATCTAGTCCTGAATGTTGTTTCATTACAGGCAACATTTTAACTAATAGTGTATCCATTACAAAGTCACCATAACAAGAAAAGGTATTAGGTATCTGTTGATCGGTCCATGTTCCAAGGATCGGAGACTGTGAATGTAGGTTATTTTCATACATAAATCTTGTTGCATCCCTTTTAAGTAAAAAATAGTTAAAGATAAAATTAGCTATATCATAAGACAAAGCGTTCTTAATTACTTGATATTTGTGGTCTTTAAACATTAAATCCTTTTTGTAAAAAATTAAACGATACTGATATTCTTATATCATTTGATTCATTGGGTTCAACACAATGCCAAAGCCATGCTGGAAATATAACTATTCTACCTTCTAAAGGATTTACTCTAACCTCTCTCCATAAATGTGAAGGTGGTTCACTTTCTTTTCTTCTTGGCATAACCATATGTGCCGCTGCTCTTGGTTCATTAAATACTATCTGTCCAGAGTTTTTAGGTGCCTTAATATAGTATACACCACTGTAATGAGAATTTGGATGTAAGTGTGGTCTGTTGTATCCACCCGGTGGATTTACATTGGCCCACATGTTTCCCAAAATAGGTTCGCTATCTAACCACTCTTCTTGAAATATTTCCATTTGCATTTTAAATAATTCATCAACGAGTGGTTTAAATATAGGTATCTCATGCATATTAGTTGTACTATGCCAACCATTCATATTAGTTCTTTTTACACCTTTGTCTCTATCAGCCCAAGCAAGAACTTCTTTTTCAAAAAGTCTATTGTCTAAATTTACATCTTTAGCATATATAATAGTTGGAAAGTATGCAGCTTTAATCATCATTTAAAAGGTGTCCCTCCAAACCACATAACTAAGGATTTTCTGTTACCACGTATTACAGGTTTAACTCTATGTCTAATAAATGATGCAAAAAATATTGCATGACCTTGTTTTAGTTTTGCAATCTTACCTTCTGACATCAACTCTAAATCACCACCTTCAAACTCAGACTCAGGTGAAAGTAAACAAGTCATAGATATTTTTCTAACAGGTGGTTCGTGTGCACAGTTTACATCATTATCTACATGCCATTCATAAAACCCTCCTTCTGGGTATTCTGTGTACTGTGCCATTTCATTTATAGTCATTCCATCAAAACCAAAGTGATTACCGTTTGTAGTCTTCATAATTCTTTCTATGTCTTTATACATGTCAGCCATTTTTTTAAATGGTATCCAACTAATATGTGAGGTTCTAGTTTTAGTATCTATCTTTCCACCTTTAATACCTTTATCACTTCCAACACTTGCATCATTCCTAGGTTGTGCACGTCCAGCCTCAATAATCATCTGACATTGTTTAGGTGTAAAAATTGGTTGTGTAGTTTCTACCATGTAAGATTTCCAACGTGGTTCTGTTATCATATTAATATCCGTATTCTATCCATCCCGTTATTATATATTTATCATTTGATAGAGGTGGGTTGCCTCTATGAATGTGTGTAAACTGTGAAGGCCATACTAACATAGTATTTTTTTCAGGTTTAAATCTACATTTTTGATATAGAAATTCTGTTTCTCCACCTTCAGTTACATCATTAAGATAAACAGTAAAAGCTAGTATTCTATTTCTAGCTTTCATTTCAGCATTTTCACAGTGCCACATATGATAACCTTCACCTACTTTTGTTTTTTGTATCTTAACTTCTAGTATATTGTGTGTTGCTAATTTTTTTAAGTATGAATATTTTTGAACATACAGAGGATATACATCTTTAAAAAACAAATCTATAAAAGGTTTGTTATTATAAGTCATTGGAACATTAGTATCTCTTATTGTATCTATTGAATTATCGGATACTAACATTTCATCTACTTGCCTTGGGTAGATTGCACCTTGTTGTTCGCACTTATTAAAATAATTTACATAATCATCTATTAATTCGTTTGGCATAAAGTTTTTAAATATACCTATGTGGTTATCTATGTAATATTGTTTATCCATTAATTAGCACCTCTATTTTTTATCGGATCAAATTGTACATCACAGTTTGCAGCAAGAGTTCGTCTAGTCTCAGTAGTACCATTAAAAGGATATACACAGTGTCTCATATCATATGGAAATATATAAAAGTCTCTAAGATCCATCGGTGGTTGATAATCTATTTTGGCAAACTGACCATTAGCTGCACCTAATATCTGTAGTCTACCGTTCTGTTGTACGTGCCCTGCTGAATATTCTCTACCATATGTTGATGGTAGTTTTAAAATCATTACACTAGATAAACCAGTAAATAACATACCTCTATGAATATGTGCTGGATTATATTCGTGTTGTTTCATCTCATTAACCCAGATAGAGTTAAGGTGTAAATTGTAATCTCTTATTTTATTAAATGCTAAATAATGTTTAAACATTTCCATAAAATAGTTTGTTACATCTCTTGGTAATGTATTATGATTTTTCATCTTAGTTTGATCTTCACCGTGATAAAATAACGAGTGTTCTTTTTCTATCTTACCTACTAACTGACTATTAGCTGGTGCAAGGTTATGAAAATTTTGTTCGTAAATGTGGTTTATGCTTTGAAAAATATCTAACGGAACTTGATATTTTAAAACAGATTGACCTAAAAATACAAAGTCAAATTTAATCTTTTGGTTTTCCATGTTGGGTTATTTGTTCTTTCTCTTTATAACTACTTTCTAATTCACCAGACTTTTTAATTCTTTGTAATGATTGTAGTTGTCCCATTACATTAAATATCTCAGCCTCTGATGAGTTAGCATTTAGTGTTTTTGCTTTCTCGTGATATTGTAACCCGTATGATTCTAGTTGATGTTGGTTAACATCTTTGTCATTAAACGATCCATCATTAAATTCACCTTTTAATTTAGACCACATTTTAATTTCTCTCATTCTATGTTTTGCAACTTTCTCCATAGAAGCTTTTGCAAATCTAGCTTCATCTAAATCTATTTGATATTTAGTTCTTTTATATTCATCTTCTTCTTTATCTATTTTCTTTTCTAACCAAGTAATCTTTGCTTCATTTCTTCTATAGTCAAATGATAGTGTCATAAGGTTATCTAAGTAAGATGATTGTTCTCTAACACATTGCCAATACTTTGATGCTTTAGTTGGATATCTATTGTCTTGTAATACAGAAAATCTTGCTTCTGTTTCTGTTCGAAACATTTGTTTCTTAGTCCAAGTGTCTCTTAGCTCGTCCACCATACCTTTAAATGATGATAGATCTTCTCGAGTTAATAGATTATTTAAGTGTGGTTCTTCTTGTTGTATAACTTCTTTAACGTCTTTTTTCATAGCTTTATCCTTTATAGTTAAAACAAATATATACTATTTAAAATATATTACAAGTCTTATGAGTCGGTAAATGTTCTAGTAACAGGAGCTCCCGCACCTGTCCATTCTTCTACTATAGCTGTATTAGCCGGTGGTGGTCCATAAGTGGGTTTACCTCCAGCAATTAATCCTGAACTAGTTGTTCCTATTCCGGTATTATTTAATTGGTATCTAGCATTATTTATATCATTACCTTCTGTCCAATTAGTTCCATTCCATTCTTCATTTGTTGCAACATTTCCTGGATCCGTAGTACCACCAGCAAATAAACCAGAAGTAGAAATACCTAGTCCCGCACCTTCTCTTTTGGCTGCATTTAAATCGTTAACTTCTGTCCAGTTAGTTCCATTCCATAGTTCTGTAATAGCAACGTTTCCTGGAGGAGCTTCACCTCCCGCATTTATGGCTGCACCTTGAATTCCAAAACAACCTGATGCTGATCTAGCTGTGTTTAAATCGTTTACTTCTGTCCAATTAGTTCCATTCCAACTTTCTGTTTCATCTTTAGCACCGGGTCCCCAGCCTCCATAAGCTAGAGCGGCTGTATTACTAGCACCAACACCACTTAGCGATGCTCTAACTGTATTCATATTATTAACTTCAGTCCATGAACTTCCTGCCCACATTTCTGTGTTATTTGTGTAACTTGGTGTAGACCCAGCAAAAACTACAGCAGCCGTGCTTGTTCCAGCTCCTGCTAAATTACTTCTTGCATCATTAATATCTCCAACTTCAGTCCAATTACTTCCATTATATTGTTCCGTTTTATTTTCTTTACTTCCAGCATTTTGTCCACCAACCACGATACCCGCTGAAGTAGTTCCCATTCCTGCAGCAGTTCCTCTAGCACTATTCATACTTGTACCAGTAGCCCATGAACCGGCAGCTGTTAGAGCGTGGCCTTTTAATGCATTAGATGTTGTATTATACCAAACTTGTCCTTCAACAGGATTTGATGGATCGGTTGCTACCGCTTCTATTTGTGATCCTCGTATTTCTTTGTATGTTGCCATAATTAATCCGTACTTATTGTTTTAGTTATAGTTCCAGGAACTGCCCATTCTTCTGCTATTCCAGTATAAGGTGGAACACTACCGCCAGCACCTATCGCATTTGTAGAAGTTCCCATACCTGCAGTATTTCTAGCTGTGTTCATGTCAGCTGTTTCCTGCCAACTAACTCCATTCCAATCTTCTGTTGCATTAAATCTAGGAGTGCCAGGAGGATATGATCCCCCAAAACCTATTGCCGCTGTTGAAGTTCCTGCAGCTCCTATATTAGATCTTGCAGAATTTAAATCATTAACTTCAGTCCAATTTGAACCGTTCCATAATTCTGTTATTGCTGTGTAAGGAGGATTAAATCCACCAAAAGCTACAGCAGCTGTGCTATCTGCTCCTGCTACTGCTACACCATATCTAGCTTGATTTAAATCATTTACTTCAGTCCAGTTTGTTCCATTCCAAGTCTCACAATTATTTAAAGCTGTTGGTGTTGGATTAGCTCCACCTGCAACTAAAGCAGAAGTTTGAGTTCCACATCCTGAATTATCAATTTTTGCTCTTGCTTGATTTAAATCATTAACTTCTGTCCAATTACTTCCATTCCAAGATTCTGTAAGATCATATACACTTGGACCCCAACCTCCAATTGCTAAAGCAGACGTATTACTAGCTCCTGCTCCTCCCATTGTTCTTCTAACCGTGTTTAAATCTGCA